CTTTCGTATTCTAGTTCATTCAACATTGTTCTGTATAAAACTAATGAATACGAATCGTATTCTTCACGTTTAAAATCGTCGTAACAAAACTCTTCATATGCCAGTGTTTTCATACGTTGATAAAGTTGGCTCTCCCCATTTTTCTTTCCATTTTCTGGCCAAAGTTTCGAGTCTTTCTTTTGAGAATCGTGTATTTCGTAATTGTTTTTCCGGGGCTCCTGGACACACAAGGTTTTCGTATTCGTATTTTTGAGATTTTTCCCATATAATCCTTTGAACGTCTTCACAGAGTTCATTTGTCGCTTGACAGAAAGCGATTTTGTAGTCGTGAGTGTGTAAGTGCATGTAGTCCATTTCATTTATCTATTATTGTTTTTATTTCTTTATTTATATTTGAAATACTTAGGTCTATAATGAACAAATTCCTTATCATGTTTCAAATATTCTAAAATAACAATCTCACCGGTATCATTTTTTGATACAATCTTGTTCGTAGAAAAATTTGGTGATAACATCATATCAGAGTATATATTTTCTTTATTCATAACATCTGGGTGGAATGATACATGAGATTCTGTTGGTTTTAATGTTTGTGTATTTGAACCCAATAAGCGAGATATACTAGAGTAAAACGAAAACATGCTATTATTTATGTTTATTTTTTTATATACTAATTATAATATGGTTTCACTCCAGGAGTTACCTAAAAAGATTCAGTATATAACAATAGATTCAAATTTTGTTACAGGTACAAATAATACCTTTTCTTTTAACCTCGAACTTTCATCTAATACACATATAACCGATATAAGTAAGGTATGTGGTTTAAAGGTTGTTGATTTTTATGTAACACAGGTAGGTACAAGTAGTTCTGGTACATCTAATGGTGCAAAATACCTAGATATTATATGCGAAGACGTACCAAAAGTTGCACAGATTCTAAACGAACGAAAGGGTGAAGTGTTTGCACGCATACCTTTGGAAAGATCATTTGACGGTTCTAGTAATTTAAAACTACACGATAAACAGTGGAAATCTTTTAATAGACCGACATCTTTATTTAACCCTATATCGATTAAAAAACTCGATTTTGAAATATATGAACAACAGGGTGATGGTGATTATGTAAAACTACAACCCGATTCGGAATGGTTCATGACATTAGAAGTTACGACAATAGACGTAAAAGAAAAACCTATAAACAAAGAAGTTCAAATTCTTGAGGCTTTACATAAACTTATCGGGAAGATAGATGAACTTAACGTAAATGTTAAAAAGCTTCCAGATAAGGAGGATATTGATAAAATGGAAAAAGAAAAAAAGAAAAAATATCCACTTTATTACCTTCTTACAGTAATTCTATTATTTGGAAGTGGATTTTATCTATTAAAGCGTAAAAATGTACCTACACCTATGCAGGTACCAATGTCTGTACAACAAAGGTTTTAAATTTATTCAGCTTTTTTAACTGGAGCTTTTTTAGTTGGTGAAACAATTTTCTTTACTGCTGGTTTAGCGGCTGGTTTAGCGGCTGGTGCTGGGGTTGGTGCTGGTGCTGGTGCTGGTTTAGCGACTGGTGCTGGTGCTGGTGGTTCGATGTGATCGATAATTTGTTGAAGTATACCATAAATGGCATCTGGTCTAACTTTCCCTTTTTGAATTTCTGTATCAATTTGTTTTCTGATGAACTCCATCGCGTAATATATATAAAAGAAATATTATCTTTATACTAAATGTTATTCATTGGTCCAACTCTCCTGAGTGGAATTGGGCAACATTGTAAAAAATATATGGATATTTTCCCTGAAGTTGGGTACACTAAATATATTGAAATAAATCAGGAAATACCCGAATCCGATAGTGCTTTTATATTCGCACTTCCTGTAAAATATTGGTTGGATAAAATACCTGAAATTAAAAGAAAAATAAAAAATGTTACGTGTATGACCGTCTGCGAAACCGAGACGGTTCATGAAGATTATGGTAAGCTTTTTGATTTATTTGATAAAATTGCCGTACCAAGTGAATATTGTAAAAAAGTATTTACACGACAGTTCCCGTCTAAACATTTTTACGTATTGCATGCACATATACCTGATAAGAGACCTTATACATTTTATCATATAGGTAACGTATACGATCCACGTAAGAATTTTAATAAAATATTAGAATGTTTTATACGATTAAATAAACCTGATACTCGATTAATTGTTAAAGCAACGTGTAAATACCCGTTTAAAGTCAATATACCAAATGTTACTATTATTAATGATCTTTTACCAGATGAATATATGGAAGATATACACAATAAATCCGATTGTTATATAAGTTTTTCATCATCGGAAGGTGTGGGTATGGGTGCAGTAGAAGCGGCGGTAAGAAATAAACCAGTTATTATAACAGATTATGGAGGTGCATCAGAATATATAGAAACGCCTTATACGATAAACTGTGAACTTCAGAAATTACCTAAAGATGATTTTTTATACAAAGCTGGTATGGAATGGGGCAAACCCAATGTAGATCAGCTAATAAAATTTATGGAGGATGCATATAACAAGAAATTAAGGTATATGGACCATCCGAAAACTCGTATGTTGACTTGTAAAGAAAATGTATTACAAGAATTCGTCGTTAATGTAATTGGTAACAAGAATAATCATACCGGTCAAAATAGCCCCGGAAGTGAGTGATCCCCTTTGGGCTATAAGCATGGCGACAATGTCATCTATAAATTTAATATTAGTTGGTTTTTTTAAAATTTCTGGTACGATTTGAGAAATAGCGAGGTAAAGAGCCATTCCTATTATAACAGGTCTGAGTGTTTCCTGGTCTAACATTTACTATTACAATATATTTATTTTTTAGAAGAATGTTTTTTACAATATTTTCCACACGATGCTTTAAAGGTACATCTTTTTCCAGACAATGTTGTCGCACAGCATATGACAGTTTTCGTTCTATTGTGAATTATATTTTCCGGGACTACTTCTAAAAATTTTATTTTACTCTTTTCTCTCTTATCGTCATACTTTTTACGAGACTCTCTAAGTTTATGAATACTTCTCGCAAAACGTTCACACTTTTCTTCTTGGTTTTTGTATAAACCTCGAGCAATATCTAAATCTTTTTGTTCATACAACATGTTCATTTTGAGTTTGGATTTGATTCCTAATATATATTATATATTTCATAACTGAGGTTATAAAAATACATATAATTATAGAATTACAAATAACATAATACCATAAATATTCATATATACCCAAAAATGTTGTTAACAGCATAGCAAACATAATATATACAGTGTACACGATAATACCGTACAGATTGTTATTTTGAACACTATGTAATGGTAATACACATGCAATACAATTAGATATAGATATCATGTTATCATATACGAGTGAATAATATGCACTACTTATAATAATAAACAAATTTAACCAACGTACAATTTTAGATTCGAATATTTGATAATCAGGTTGTCGTACTTGTTGTTGAATTTCGGGGTTAGGTAACACGTCTAATATAGCAGGTCTTTCTTCTTCATAATTTATACCTATACAATGAGTTCCATCGGGTTGTACAATTTCATTATAATACATAAAAGAATAATAAATGTATCTTTTATGTACATTAATTGTAAAGGATTTTGTTTCAATTGTAACGCACCTTTGAAGCCTTATATTAAGTCGAATAATTATGAGGTTCGCGAACTTATTAGGAAATATAGACGTATTAACCCAATATGGTTATACAACAACGAAACGTATTATAAGTTTTACGGAAATGTATTGAAACGTGTATGTTTTTCCTGTTTTACAACCCTTAAAAAACCAAGTAAAAGACAATTGCTTTTAAGAGAGATAGGTAAAACTAAAAATATAACAGATAATTCTTTATCGTTAACAACAAAAGATATGTTATTTTGGTATCAAAGTTTGTACAGATATGTTTCCAAAAATTTTAAAAATAGACCAATGATCGTGTATAACTCCATTTAAAAAATTATATATAATAAGTAGTATGTGCGATACCAGTGGTCCAAATACAGGGTCTATAATATCACTGAATGCGATAGGTAAACAGGATACGTATTTGATAGAAAATGATCAGACTAAATCTTTTTTTACAAATAAAAGTAAAAGACATTCTAATTTTACAAAATTTCATAAAAGTACTGTTGTTAATAAACCATCTAATGCTTCGTCAAATTGGCCATTTAATCAAAATGTTAGCGTAACACTTAACCCGAGGAATATGGGTGATCTGTTATCAAATATGTACATTTCGTTTGATTTACCAGCGGTTTCTAATCCTAATTTTAACTTTTCTGACCAAATTGGTAGACATGTTATAAAATCTGTCACTATGCGTGTAGATGAACTCGTTATAGAAAAGTTTCATGCAGATTGGGGTATAATTCATGATGAACTTTATTTAGACGAATCAGAAAAAAGAACTTTAAGATACACTATCAACAGAAATTTAGCACAGGGTACGGCTATATCGAATAAGAGTTTGGCGATACGAAATT